TTATTGTTTCGCAAACCAACTTGCCCTTCGTCAGTCACATCGACAACCCCTACGCTCCGACTTTTGACCTTGCATTTGAGATTCCTCGCTTGGTGTACTACAGCGCCGTGAATGCAAGCGGCAGCACCATCAACTACACCAACAACAACCTCTTCAACAAGTACTGGAAAAATTACGTCAACGAAACCGTGAGCAAGGAAGCCTTGCAGTTGGAACTCACGATGATGCTGTCATCGGTGGATATCTACCAACTCGACTTTCGCAAGCCGATATATTACGGCGGAATCCGTTGGCGGTTGTTGGAGATTCGTGACTACTTGGTCGGGCAGATGAAGCCTTGCAGGGTAACACTTCGGAGAATCCTGAACCTTGCTGACTTCGTGCCTGTGACTGACGTGCCGATTTACAGTAACCCTGAATTTTTGTACAACGGGCCAATCACAAGCGACCCGACCGACCCGAACTACGAACCACCTATCAACCCCGAACTACCCAGCGAATAATGGCAGACGTAACTAAAGAGATTGCACTTGAGGTAAGCCTCAAGGATAGCACCAGCGCAGGAACGCAAAGCGCAAAGCAACGCTTGCGTGAAATGCAGAAGGAGTTGATTGCTATGGCCGAAGCAGGCCAACAAGGAACCGATGCGTTCAAGCGATTGGAGCAACAGGCGGGACAGTTGAAGGATGAGATTGGCGATGTAAATCAAAGAATTAAAAACCTTTCCTCCGATACCAAAAACATTGACGCTTTTGTTGAAGCGGTACAGGGTATTTCAGCGGGCTTCCAAATAGCACAGGGAGCGGCGGCATTATTTGGCGATGAGAACGAGGACTTGCAGAAGGCGATGCTCAAGGTTCAGGGAGCCATGGCCCTTGCTAACGGTGTGCAGCAGATTTCCATTCTTTTGCAGAAGGAATCGGCGGTGATGATGAAGGTTAATGCGGCAGCGACCAATTTGTACGCCGTGGTTGTTGGTACGGCAACAGGAGCAATGCGAGCGTTCAGAATTGCGCTTGCGGCAACGGGCATCGGTGCGGTTGTCGTGGTTCTCGGACTTGCTGCCGAGGCGATGGGGTTGTTCTCAACCAAGACCGAAGATGCTGCCGATTCGCAGAAGGATTTAAAACGCTCGCTTGAGGACACCGCTGGAACACTGGAATACTACGAACGAAAACTCAAGGCCAACGGTGCAACCGAGGCAGACCTTGCAAAACTCCGCAGGCAGACGCTGCTGAACGAGAAGGCTGAACTCGACCGCAAGTTGCAGGAAGATGTGGCTCGGTATGGTGTTAAGAATGACAAGTACCAGAACTCCCTGCGTCAAGAACTTGATTTGCTGAATATCAAAATCAAAGAGGAATCTCAAATCATTGATACCGATGCCAAGCAACGTGCTGACAAAGAGAAAGCGGATAGGGATAGAAGGAACGCTCAAAACAAGGCACAAGCCGACCGTGAAAAGCAGGAACTGAAGCAAAACACGGACGCTCGACTTGCGGAGCAGGAGCGGATTAAGTTGATTGAAATCGAGGGGTATTATGAACGGTTGGCCGCTCAAAAGCAATTCATTGCTGAATATGAAGCCGCAATCATCGCAGGGATGCAGAAAGAGGCGGCGTTGCGGATGAGTTCAACGTCTGCGGCAATTGCAAGGGATAAGGCCACAAAAGACGGGGAACTGCAACGGGAATCCGACTTGCGGCAAGCCCAGCAGCAGATGGCTGACCAATCTTTTGGCATCATTAGCGACATTATTGCGGCAACGGCAGGGGAGAGCGAAGAAGCACAAAGAAAGGCGTTCAATATATCAAAAGCCGCGAGCATCGCCCAAGCCATTGTGAATACGTTCTTGGGTGTCACTTCGGCATTAAAGATGAAGGAGGAGGTGTTTCCGGGTCAACGATTCGTTCAGGCAGGACTGACCCTTGCCGCTGGACTTGCGGCTGTTGCGAAAATCAAAGCAACGCAATTCCAAGGAGGCGGGAGCAACACAAGCAATACTGCCGCACCATCAGGAGGTACTTCTACGGCAACGCCATCCGCTACATTCAGCAACCCCAATACGACCATGCTGGGCAATCAGGGCGAACCTGTACCGCAACCGCAAGGCAGCCAACCCATGAGAGCCTATGTGGTAGAGCGTGACATCCAGCAGACCACCAGCAGGGTACGCCGTTTGTCCGAATTTGCAACATTGGGCTAAGTCCTACATCTCCCCGCATGGAACTTCCTATTTACCGAATGACGGTTGATGAGGTGGACGAAGGTGTGCAATTCGTGGCCCTCGTTGATATGCCTGCCATTGAGAAACCATTCCAAGCCTTTGCCAAGACCCCGCAACGCTTTGCTGAAACTGGAGAGCGAAGGGTGCTGACTGGACCGCTGATGCTTGCAGACACCCCCATCTTCCGCAAGGATGACACCTACGGAGAGTATTATGTGGTCTTTGACAAGGCCACCATCAGGAAAATCGTGCAGAAGTACTTCAAGCAAGGGAATCAGCACAACGTCAACGCCTACCACAACGCCGAACTCGATGGCGTGTTCATGTTCGAATCCTATATCACCGATGCAGAGCGTGGCGTAATGCCTCCCAAGGGCTACGAGGACACTCCCGACGGTTCTTGGTTCGGATCGTTCAAAGTCGAGAACGACGAAGTTTGGGAGAACCGCCACGCCTTCAAAGGTTTCTCGGTGGAAGGCTTGTTCGGCATGAAGAACACAGGCACGGAACTTGAGGTCGCACTTGCTGGCCTTGCAGATGACTTAACCGCTTTTTTGCAACATATCAACCCAACCTACAAATCCCAATAATCTATGAATCTAAAATCAGCCATTGAAACTTTGCGGACTGAACTCCGTAAGTTCACAACCCAAAAGCAAGCCTTTGCCGACTACAAGTTGGCCGATGGCACGGTCATCCGTGTGGATGGCGACCTCGTTGCAGGAACTCCCGTGTATGTAATCACCGATGACGCAACCCTACCTGCTCCTGATGGAGAGCATCAAGTCGAGGGCGTTGGTGTCGTCAAGACCGAAGGCGGCAAAATCACCGAAGTCGTTGTAGCCGAAGCCCCTGCCCCTGCGGAGGAAGTGGAGGTTGCCGCTGAAATAACCCCCGAAGTTGCGGGTGAAGTGGTGAGTGAAATCGCCGAAGGTTACCCAACTCTTGACCCTGCGATGGTTGAGGAAATCGTTAAGAAGCACCTCGTCAACATCATGGAGGAACTCAAAGCCGCCTATGCCGAACTCGGAAGCATGAAGGAGAAGATGGCCGCCTTTGCATCGCAGATGGAAACCATGACCGACATCGTGGAGAAGGTCGCTGAACTTCCAACCGAAACCCCAAAGCCTACCGCCTCCGCAATCGTGGAGCAACGCAAGGCCGCATCCATGCAGAACTTCAACTCCCTCGCCCAAGCAATTCAGACCCTCAAAAAATCCAATTAATCTTTAACCCCAAAAACAAAAAGCCATGTCATTCTCTCTTGGAACGCTAACCGCTTACACCGAGCAGCAAAGGTTGCCGCTCATCACCAAGGCCGTATTCTCGGCCCGTACTGCCGCCCTGTTCACCAAGCAGGTAGGTATCAAATCAGCCGCTGCCCTGAACTTGATGGACACCGATGCTGCACTTGCCGCTGGTACTGCTTGCGGATGGACTGCATCAGGAACCACAACCTTCACACAGCGCAACATCACCGTTGCACCCATCAAAATCCAAGAGGCTCTTTGCCCTCGTTCCTTGGAGCAATACTGGATGCAGTCGCAGTTGACCCAAGGCTCAACCTACGATGGCGTTCCTTTTGAGCAAGCCTTTGCCGAGCAGAAAGCCCTTCGCATCGCCGAGGCTTTGGAGAACGCAATCTGGTCAGGTTCTACTTTGGTTACAGGTTTGTTGACCATCCTCAACGCTGCATCGGGTTCAACCGTATCAGGCAACACTGGTGCTGTTTCTTCAATCACAACCAGCAACGTCATCAGCGTATTTGACAACATCTACAACCAAATCCCGCAGGCCATCTTGACCCGCAATGACCTCATAATCTTCTGCGGTTGGAATAACTTCCGCACCTTGATTGGAGCGTTCAAAGCCAACACGGGTGTCATGTACAACCAAGTGGATTTGCAGGGTCTTGCCGATGGCGACATCATCTACCCTGGCACAAACGTCCGTGTGGTTGCTGTTCCAGGCTTGACTGGCACAAACCGCATCGTCTGCTCCTACCTTGGGAACTTCTTCTACGGAACCGACTTGCTCTCCGATGAGGAAAACTTCTCCTTGTGGTACTCCAAGGACAACGATGAAGTCCGCTTCCAAGCCGCCTTCAAAGTAGGTGTGCAGGTAGCCTATCCCGACCTTGTGGTTGACTTCAAATTGGCCTAAGTGTAAGGGGGGAGGGAAACTTCCCCCCGCTTTTTATTCTTACAACTCCTTAAAATAAAATATACACTATGTCCTGCTCCCTCACTACGGGCTACGCCCTCGGATGCCGAGATTCAATCGGCGGCATCAAAGCAATTTACGTCCAAGCCTTCAACACCACTGGTTCGGTCAACACGAACGGCAGCGGAACGGTTACTGGATTCACAGGCTATGCGTCAGGTTCATTCTTCCAATACGACTTGACCAAGGCTACCTCATCGATGACCGAAACGCTGAACGCCAGCGTTGAGAACGGCACGCTCTTCTACACTCCCGAAGTCACTTTCACCATCAACAAGTTGCAAGTTGCAGTGCGCAATGAACTGCGCCTCTTGGCTCGTAATCGCTTGATTGTCATCGTCCAAGACAACAACAGTCGCTACTGGTTGCTCGGAGCTGACAACGGATTGGAGGCAACTGCGGGAACTGCTGGAACTGGTACTGCATTCGGTGACCGTTCAGGCTACGAGATGACTTTGTCGGGAATGGAAACAAACCCAATGCTGCTCATCGCAAGCACAACATTCTCCGCTTCCGCAACGCAAATCAGCGGTTCGTAAGTATCTTTGACCTGCGGGCCTCATACCCCGCTTGGTTTAGTGGTTAAGGCCATCTCTTCGGGGGTGGCCTTTTTTTTGTAACTTTGTGCATGAGGATTTGCATTGTGTACAACGCCCATCCAACAGGGTGTTCTTTCTACCGCCTTGAGATGCCGAACGCCTACCTTGGCGACAACTTCACGGAGTTCGACTATGTGTGCGTAGACAACATTGGCAACGTCAAGGATGAAGACCTTAAAACGGTCGATATATGGCTTTTTAATCGATTGTGGTGTCAAGGTACGCTTGACCAAATTCGAGGCGTCTACAAGGCTCTCACGGCGTTTGGAGCGAAGGTCATCTTGGACCTTGACGACTACTGGGTGCTGGAATCCGGGCACATCATGTACAGGCACTATTTGTCCACGAAATTGGATGAGCAGATTCGGGAACACATCCGCTTGGCTGACCATGTGACCACGACCACGGAACACTTGGCGCAAAAGATTCGCCTGCTTAACAAGAACGTCACCATCCTACCGAATGAGCCATACGAAGCATATCAGCAGTATAAGGCCAATCCTGACGAGGAGCCTGAGAAAGATAAGTTTAAGATTGGATGGTTCGGAGGGGCGCAGCATCAGGAGGACATCGCCTTGGTTGAGCATTCCTTCGGGTTGCTGGCTCATGACCATTCGCTTGATGGCAAGTACAAAATCTATCTTGGTGGATGGAACGAGAACCCTGTTTATGCTGACTATGAGAAGATGCTATCCTGCAACGGCAAGAATGCGAACTACGGCAGAATCCAAGCGGCTGACATCTACTCCTATGTGGGAGGCTACAACTTCATCAACGCCACCATCGCACCGCTCCGAGATACCAAATTCAATC